TCTTTATCAATACGAGTTATATAATGGCCGTCGCAAATTATACGTGTCTTTATACTACATGGTTGATTATGTTCGAATAAACTAACATCAACACCTAAACTTTTTAAGTTTTCATAAACAAGACCTGCACCGCCTAATGTCTCTTTTTCTTCTGAATATGTGATTACAGGAACAGGTGCTTCTGGACTAATTCGAGAACTAGTACCATAAACATATTTGTCGATTATAATATCACCTAAAACTAATACTTTTGACATAATTAATTATAACATTCTTATTAAGATTCGTCAAGTAAAGATATTACTTGAAATACAGTGCGTAATTTTGTTTGGTTTACCTTACTTTGAAGTGTATTTCTAAGGCCATGATGTAACGGCTTAGGCCACATACCAAAAGATACCCATGCATAACCGTCATGTTCACTGTTTAAATTAGGTATGAATTCTTCATTTATAACACACAAATAGGTGTGAAAATGAAAATGTTCGTCATTACTAACAAAACTTTCTAAAGGAATAGTTTTCCTTATGTTTGGCATTTCGCCTATTTCTTCTATTATTTCACGTTTTAAGCCTTCAAATGGGGTTTCTCCGGCTTCGTTGCCACCGCCTACTAGTCCCCAAAGATTGTTCTTTTTACCATTTGCTCTATGCAATAGTAAAAATCTTTCAGTTTCTTTGGCAAAAATTAAGGCTCCGCTACATACTATATCTGCTTTCATATAGTATATATTTTAAAGTACGATTCTCCAGGTTCCAACCTGGTATTCTCCTTCAAAGGATTTAACCCATTCAACTCCGTTATACTTGTATTGAACACCAGTATTTAAGTTTGAAGTATATGTTAAATTAGATGTTTCAGCAGAGTCAAAAACAACACTCCAACTTGATCCGTCCCATTCAACAATATCGTTTGCATTTGCAGTAAGATAAGAACTATCAGCATTTTGCCAGGCACTTGGCCCTTCGCCTCCTGTATGAGGTCCTATTGCTGATAAAAGTAATAATCTAACACCGCTTGATTTGATTGCTGTTGGATCATAATTTGAAGGATCTATAATATAGTCTATTTTTGACTTAGATTGCAGTGGACTAGTAATGATGCTATCTGTAGGAACTGTATCTTCGTCAAAATCTAATATCAAACGTTTGGTATTTGTTGCGTCTAATGTAAAAGTTGCAACTACATCACCATCTATGTCAGATCTACGTAAAAATAGTTTACTAATTCCTGCTCTATAAGGACCTGCAAATTGTTCAAACATAGGTTGCCAATCTATTTCGCCTACTGTTGCTCCTTCTACTATTAAAGCAGTATTGTTTAGTACAACAATATTATAATTATTATAATTTACGTTTGCTAATGCATCAACATCGCCTCTTATGGCTTTACGATCTTCACCGTTCCTATTTTCACTTGTTGCAGCTAACGGATTGTTTTGATAAGCATCTAACGTAGGTCGTGCTTCGCCAAAGTCAATTACTCCTGCTTCTTCATTAAAAATACTTGTAATAATATTTGTAATTACACCAAGTCTTTTAACTTTTGCAGGCGGACTTATAAACACCGGAGTGGTAAAGCTAATAGAACCTACATCTATTTCACTATCTACCCCTACAGGTATAGATCTATTACTCCAGTTAATATTTTCTAAATGCACTACACTTAAACTTGTCCAATCTACGTAATTATCAGTAGTTTGTATTTCTAAACTTGGATTAAACAAACACAATATTTGCTCCATAATTTGTAATTTTTGATCAGTGTTTGTACTCCATATATCGACATTTACACTTAATATATAAGGAACAGGCATTATACGTTCTACAGTATATGCATTACCTTGTTCTTCACCATATGTATTTGTAGCTGGATCGTACTCTCTTTCACGTACATTTACTTTACTTACATAACTTTGGTCACTTGTTCTTGACCTGTCCATTTCTAAACCAGTAATATACACAGCCATTCTAGGAGCACTAGGTATTTTATTTTCTGAATTGTCTCTAAGGAGGCTAGATACTTGTCTCGTCATATCACCATACATGACAGGAATGCTAGTAAATTGTCCTTTGTTATCTTGATATTGAAAATTACTCATTAACCGTATAATTTGTGTAAGATAACGCCTTATTTGTCCGTCATAAAAATGTTGCATTAATTGTCCGCCTTAGGTCTAAGTGCTTTACTCAGTGATTGTCTTTCTTCCACAACTTCGCCATTTATAGTGCTTGTATTTGTATTGTTAATAAATGATGTTTTTTGTGTTTGACGCAAATTAGTATTAGATAGTGTCATACGTACACTGTCTTCCTGTCTAACCCATTTTGAACCGTTATACCTAAATAATTTATTTGGTAAAAAGTCATTACGCAAGAAATAATCTCCTGTAGCTGCATTTAGTGGAAAATTTATTCCAAAACCAAATGTTTCACCATTTGGAGCAAGCCCGTCTCCAATAAGATAGCCGTCATAATCGTCTTTTATACCTTCTTCAGTTATACGGTCAATTACAACGTCTGGTACTTCGTCTGGAAAACTTTGTTCAATAACATTTGTACCATCTTCTGCTTCTTTTCTAGTATATAAATGACTTGTTTCATAACCACTTAATGGACTATCAACTTCAGCTTGTTGTACAACTGCTTCGTTAATTTGCATTTCCTTTTCAAATGTACTTAAAACATCTCTTAATGTATTGTCACTATCTTCACTTGCTGGTAGATCTAGTATTTCTTTAAATTCTTGACCGTCATATATTTGTTTTAATTTTAACCTATATAAATGCGGATACCAAGTTTGTGAAAAACCTTCAGCTGCTCTACTTACTTCATCAATGACATAAAATCTCTTCAATGCTACATCAAAGTCGTTAAGTGCATACTCGTCTTTTAAATGCGGTAATTCTATTACATCGCCGGACATTAGTTTTCTACCAATAGACTTTACACTACTAGAAATATGTACAGTCATAAACAATGTATCATTTTGTAAAAATAGGCCAAACTGACTTAGGTCAAAGTCTATGTCTTGTACATTGTAAATTCCTCTAATACTATACACATCAGGATCGTATTTTCTATCCCTATTTTCTAAGAACAGTAAGTCTTGTATGTTTGTCTCTTTAACAGCATCATATTGAGGTCTATCAGCTGTACTTGCTTCCTCCGATGTGTTTTCTGGTCCTAAATACTTGTGTACATGAACATCAGTTCCACCGACGGTGAACATTTCTCCGATAGTGTTATCAAGGAAGTAAAAATCCTTGCCTTTTTCTGGTTTGTATAAACTTATTCTTGGCATATGTATATTTAGCGTAAGATAAATACAATGTGGAGAATAAATATGGCCTCAATTACAACTAAGAAAAAAGAAATATACGATTATGTTTACGCTATGTTAGGTGGCGGCATGGTTGATGTAGAACTTGATCCAGTACATTACGAAACTGCACTTAAAACTGCGTTAACACGGTTTAGGCAGCGTAGTGATCATTCTGTTGAAGAGTCATATATGTTCTTGCCAACAGTCAAAGATCAAAACGAGTATATTTTACCTCAGGAAGTAGTAGAAGTGCGCCAAATTTTTAGACGTTCAATTGGTTCACGTACAGGCGGCGGTGATGGCGGCACATTGTTTGAACCATTCAATATGGCATATACAAATACCTACTTGTTAGCAAGTTCTAATATGGGTGGTCTAGCAACATATGATATGTTTAGCCAATATCAAGAACTAGTAGGACGCATGTTTGGTTCGTTTATAGAATTTAAATGGAATTCACAATCTAAAAAACTTACAATTTTACAACGTCCTAGAGCACAAGAAAATCTAATGTTATATGTTTATAATTATAGAGGCGATGAGCAACTTATAGACGATTATATGGCAATACAATGGATTAAAAGTTACACGCTTGCTACATGCAAATATATGCTAGGTGAAGCACGTAGTAAATTTGCTACTATTGCTGGCCCACAAGGCGGATCAACACTTAACGGCGATTCACTAAAAGCAGAAGCTCAAGGCGAATTAGATAAATTAGAACAAGAAGTATCACTAGCAGTAGCAGGTGGCACAGGTTATTCTTTTACAATAGGTTAAAGATCGTTGTCGTGTATATGCAACTGAATAAGTGCATAGTGCAAGACTTTCATTAGGTCTTTTCTTGCATCATCCTTAGAACCTTTTTTACCATATCGATTAGAGTACTTGTCAACATTCCCCATACAGAATCCAGTACCGTGGCCTCTTTCAATAATTACTTCAGTTGACTGAAATTTATTAGTAGCATAATGTCCTTGATATGTACTATCAATATATGCTTGAAATTCGTCAATATAGTTTTTTTCGTTAAATTTGTAATCTATCATAGTGGCTCCTGTAATTGTTTATATTATAACAAAACTACAAAAAAAGTCAACCTAAAAATCTGCTATTAGGTCACCTTGTTTCCATTTAATTCCTTGTTTTTGTAAAACACGTTGACAGTTAGCACAAATTGTTTTTAGATTGTTATACTTACAATTATCTAAATTGCCATCTATATGATAGACATTAAATTGTTCTGGATTTTGACTACGGAACCCACATTTCTCGCATGTGTCCTTTTTTGTATAACCACGCATTTTCCATTTAGGTATGCCATGACCGGTTCCTCCGTGCTTATTACAAATTTCACACTTTTTCCTGTAATAAGTTTTTTTATCTTTTTTATAATTTACAGCAGCAGGCCGTAATCCGCATATACAAAGTGGTCTCATACAGTATTTACACCTTTTGCTCCCCTTTTTATAGCGTATTACAGGTATATTTTAACAGCACTTGGCTAAATACATTTAGCAAAGTTTACTTTCAAGGAGATAACGCAATGGCATTAACATCACCAGGTGTAGAGGTTAAGGTAATAGACGAATCGTTCTATACACCAGCAGAACCGGGCACCGTACCAATGATTTTCGTGGCATCCAAGCAAAATAAAACCAATGCAGGTGGCACTGGTGTTGCGCAAGGTACTTTAAAAGCAAATTCTGGAAAGGCTTATTTAATTACAAGCCAGAGAGATCTTGCAGATACCTTTGGAGATCCACTATTTTATACCGATACAGGTAATAATCCAATTCACGGCGGCGAGCTAAATGAATACGGATTACAGGCAGCATACTCATTCTTAGGTGTTGCAAACAGAGCATGGGTAGTCCGTGCAGATATAGATTTAGGCGAATTAGAAGCAAGTGCAAATGCTCCGGGCGCAGCTCCGGCAGATGGCACATGGTGGTTTGACACTACAAATACTAAGTTTGGTATTTTTGAGTGGAATGGTGCACCTAAAGCAACAACAGGCGGCCAGTCATTTAATGTAAAAACACCAATTGTAATTACTGAAGTTTCAAAAGTTACTGGTTCAGCAAGCGCACCGGGCGCTCCAAAAGGATCAGTTGGTGGTGTAGGTGACTATGCTATTGTTGCAGTAAGCACACTTAACAAATTATGGTACAAAAATGCATCTGGTACTTGGGTTGAAGTTGGAACAGATGATTGGCAAAATAGCCATGCTGCTGTAACAGCAACAGCATCAGCACATACATCAGGTGATACATTTACAATTAATACTGCACCTGTAACAACATCAGGCACAACGGCAACAAGCCTAGCAAGTGACATTAATGGTTTGTCAATTGATGGCATCAGTGCTGCATCAGTTAACGGCGTATTAGAAATTTATTCTACAGGCGCTGCTGTAGCAATTGCAGATACTTCAGGTACATCAGCTGCTACACTAGGACTTGTAGGAACACACGCTGCACCAGCAGTAAATGTTGCTCCACATACAAGTGTTCCAGAGTGGAAAACTGCTGATACTACACCACGTCCAACAGGATCAATTTGGGTTAAAACAACTGAACCAAACAGTGGTGCAAAATGGGCAGTTAAGAAGTATAATGCAACTACACAACTATGGGCAGATTCAGCTGCACCATTGTATGCAGATAACCACTCAGCATTGTTTAACATGGACAAAGCAGGTGGTGGCGCTAACCTAGCAGCAGGTACAACATATGTACAGTATAATGTAGGTGAAATTGCACAAACTGAAGCTAATTTTAAGATTATGGCAAGAGTTGCATCGGGTGCTACGACAATAACTAGTAATGTTATTGCTGCAAGTATTCCAGCATCAACAGGACGCTTTGACATACAAGAAAGTGTTAAAGGTCAAGCTGGTCTTACAGCATGGAAAGAAGTTACTTTTAGTAGTCCATTTGCAAATGATTCGTCAGATGCAGAAACATTA